AATTAATCTGTTCGTTATATTGATTAAACTTGTATATTCCGGATATAATCCCAAACGACGCAAAGCGCCGCAGCAATACCCAAATACAAAATTAGCGTTTTTTCTACAATACACAACGCCTTTCTCAGGATTTATTACTGAAATTATTATGCACCGGGCATAATAAACCGCTTTTTTTATGTAACTCTGCGGTAAAAAAGAGCCTAAATTGCTGAATGGATTGAATTTCAGGAGGAATAATTAGTAATACCATTCAGAGACGGCGAGTTTTGAGCGTTTCCGACAACTCAAAAGCAACCCGTTTCGCTAATTTTATTTCCTGAAAATTGTCCGAAATTATGGCTCTTTTGAACGCAGTAGTGCTCCAGTCCAAAGAGGTCAAGGGCGGCAGAAACAAAGTAAGAATCTCTGTCGCTCACAACGGCGAGACTCGCTACATCGTAACAGACATCATCCTGAACTCTTCAAAGGAGTTCAAAAAGGGTGCCGTAGTCAAACGACCCGACGCTACCATCCTCAACGTGAAGATACGCGGACTCCTCCAACGCTATCAGTCGGCTCTTGATGAGCTTGACTACATCGACGGCCTGACTTGCCCCGAACTGGTATTCCAGCTCAAGAACGCCGGGAACTACAAGCACCGTACTCTCAAATCTATCTACGAGGAATACATGGAGAAGGCTCACATCAAGCCCGGGACGGCTGCCGGTTACAAAAATGTCTGGAGAGTCATCAGCCATCACCTTGGGGAGAAGCTGCTTGCAGAACACGTCAATCACGGCACCATACTGGGACTCGACAAGTATCTCCGAGACCGAGGTCTCAAACTGACTACCGTCCGCAACTATCTTGTGTTCCTCATGGTGCTGCTCAACTATGCCAAGAGGTGTGGCTACGTGCAGTTCCGTGTGGACCCGTTCTTTGGCTACGAGCTGCCCAAAATGGAAGTCCGGGAGTCTTGGATTTCCGTTGATGAGGTTCGCCGCATCAGAGATCTCCAAACGACAAAGCCGAATATCCAAAAGTGCCGGGACTTATTCATGCTCTCGTATTACCTCGGCGGCATCAACATGACAGACCTTCTCGACATCAATTTTGACGAGCAGACCGAAGTCATCCATTACGTCCGCAAAAAGACAGAGAACCGGCCGAAACTGAACAAGTTCGTGGAGTTTCGCATTCCTGATGAGGCCAAGGCCATCATCGCAAAACACAAAGGTTCTGACGGTCGACTGGCCGTAACAAAGTATCAACGCAAGGACGGCATGCACTGCTTCTTCGATGTGAACATGAGGAAGCTGGCTGAACTGACAGGAATCAAGAACCTGATCTATTACTCGGCGCGGAAATCATTCAGCCAGCACGCCTTCGACCTAGGCATCAGCACGAGCGTCATAGACTACATTCTGGGCCACCGTGTTGACAAAGGAGGCACCTCACTCTACAATTATATCTCGGTAACACCGGAAATTGCTACGGAAGCCGTGCGTAAGGTGTTGGATAATCTAAAATAAAGTATTAACTTTGCGCTATCAATAAATCCATGAGGGGTAATTCCTCCTTGGTTTTATTGGTTTGACTTGGCGAGGGGGTGGTTCCCCTCGCTTTTTACTTTCCTCATTATGATACAAACACCGACAATAGGCTCATCTTTCGACAAGTACGAGGAATACAAGCTGCACATGGAAGTGCTGCTCTCGGCATCGTTGACCGATTTTGACATTCCGGCACGCATTCTGATACCTCTCGGTGATGCAGGCATACGCCGACTGCGAGACCTTGTGGCCATGACAAGGAAGCAGCTCCTATCGGTCAGCCGTATGGGGGTCGTGTCGGTGGAATTTTTAGAGAATTTTCTTGCTAAACAGAATCTCTCCCTGAAGAAATAACAAAGGGCCGACAATCGCCGGCCCTGGGAGCGCCATCACATCATCATCAACATCATCACTGACGCTCCACTCCATATTACTAACAAGTGCGAAAATAATTTGAGTAAGTATAAAAAATGGCTGCGTTTCACAACGTGGCCATTCTAATTATCCGAAATAAAACGCTTGAACAAAGGTAAAACACAAATTCACTAACCTATAATCTTTCTAATCAGTTTAAGAAACGGTTTCCTGAAGATATATGCTCCGGCGACAAGTGCGACCCCTACGAGATACCAGAAGGACGACAGCTTGAACTGCTCGGATTTGCTCAGCGATTTCTCTACATACACCGGGTACGGCTGAGGCACCGGGATTTCTTTTGTCCTGACGGCCTCATTGTTGTTCTCGGTGGTAGTCTGCGGCACATAGGCTTCGCCGCTCAACTTGACATCCTTATTGACGAGGTTGTGAAAGAGTGTTCCTTCCGGCGTGATCCATGCGTCGCTCACCGCTATATCAGTCTCGATATGGCTGGTGTCAGTCTCAAATACGATGTTGTTGACAGACTGCTGAGGCACCGGCACATCGACTATTACCGGGACATACTCGGTTTTGATGACGGTCTCGACTCGCACACTGTCGGAGTTGTTGAGGACTACCGGAGCAGGAGGAATTTCCGGCACTGTCTGCTTCGATGAATGGCAAGCACTCATTAGAATGGAGAGGACAGAAATTAAAATTACTCTCTTCATGGCTTATATGTTTTTGTATTCGGTTTTGGCATCGAACGAGGGACACGGCTTATTGGCAAAATCGCGGTGGCCGAATATCCTGGCATCGGGGTATCTCGCTTTCAGTTCTTTGAGCAGCGCGAGCAATGCCGCTTTCTGCGCCGGTGTACGAGTGTCCTTTGCCTTCTTGTTCCAGTCCTTGACGGAACGCGGAGGACATCCGCCGACGTAGCTCACGCCTATGGAGATGCTGTTGTGTCCCGTGCAATGACACCCGGCAATCGACTCCGGGCGGCACGTCTCGATTGTTCCGTCAAGATGGACTACGAAATGATAGCCGATGTGTTCAGTCTTGCCGTTGTGCTGATATGCGGAGAACTTGCGGGCCTTGTGGCACGACTCCAGAGTTGCGCGTGAGAACTCCTCGCCTTCGGGGGTGGCCTCGCAGTGGACGATAATTTCAGTGATGCGTCGGGGATTGGTGAAATCCGTAACACCGAGAGCGGCCCACGTCCGAGATCCGACAACGCCATCAGCGGTCAGGAAGTGTGCTTTCTGGAATTTCTTCACAGCCTCTTCGGTTTTGGGACCGAATATGCCGTCGGATGTGAGGTGGAGTTTTCTTTGGAGCGTTTTTACATCTTCGCCCTTGCTACCCTTTTTGATTGTGTTCATATTGATTATTCTTTGGTGTCAAGTTCTGAAAGGTCGATGTCGAAATGACGCTCGGTCTTGTCAACGAGTATCTTCTGACAGATTTTAGCCCACTTCGCGCCGTTGCAACTGGACTCATTCTCCAGGATGGACCATAGCTGCCAAAAGCAGATGGCTCCGGCGGCAATCTTCGTCAGGTCTATGGGGAGGCCGTCGGTGATGTTTTGCTGTATGAAGTACGCTACAATCACAAGGAAGTACGACTTCATGAGCGTGACCAGCACCTTGCCGAAATGGGAAGATGCGAATTTGTGGCCATCCTTGCGGACTTTCCCAGGATGAGCTTTCTTCACCCTCTTGCCCAGCTGCCACGCCGTGAAGCAATCGGCCAGGATAAGCAAGGTGCAGATGAAAATGTACGGAAGTGTGGGCTCCAAAACAGCCAGAACTGCTCCGAGTAAGGAGAACAGGGAGCGGAAGATGTCAGAAACGTTGTGCATGATGATGATTGATTTTTGTTAGACCATTGAAACGAGAGCTCCGACACCTGACCCTAAGAGAGCGCCGATGGCATCGGCAATAATGTCATTCCAATCCCAACGATTGCCGATAGCGCACTTGTCGCCATATTCCTTACCTACACCGATTGCGACACCGGCAATTATACCGGCGAGGAATGAAAGAGGATAAGATGCACCGAAAGCCGACTCTATGACGGCAGCTGTGGCCGACACTATGAAGCACACGACCAAATGCTTAATTTTGTCTGTTTGGATTTTCATGACATTTCATTTTCGGCAAAAGTAATGCGATAACTCGCAGCTCCGACGAAACTACTGAATTTATGAAAATCAAAAGTGGTCTAAATCCCGCTATAATAGGCACTTCCCGAAAATGCGAAATGGCCCGGCGCATTGCCGAGCCATTAAATCTACTTTGTGAAATTGAAGAAGTGCCTGCCGAAAATGCGAACACTCGTATAATACAGCAGCGCGTTCAGTGAGAGCCAAATCATCCTTCCCGGACTTGTCTCTCGGTCATGGATTAGACGGAAACACCGTCGGAACAAGGCACGGTCGGCCGAGCGTCTGGTTTCAGCGTCTCCGCCACGGTCGTAATCATCATCGTGCATACAGCAGGCGACATAGAAGTATCTTGCGTATGGAGGACGGATATATTTTAATAGCCCTGACGAGCATCCGCAACCATTACTCATCGCTACCGAAAGTCATGCTGTCGGCCAAGTCCTTCTCTGCCCATCCCTCGTTGAGAACAGTATTGATGTGAACCATTGCGAGAGTATAGAAGTTGCTGAAATCTTCAATGCTCTCAAAGGTATAATATACCGGGGCCGCGTCAGTGCCGAACTTGAATCGCACAGGCAACGTGGCTCCACCGGTCTGCACGGCAAGGTCGTAGGCGGCCTTGTAGTTGAACTGGTTCTCGGTTGACAACCATACAGGCATACCTTTCCAGACGAAGCCCTCAAGTATCTTGCGGTCCGTCTCGCTGTTGATTGTCTCTTTGATTATAGCCCTGATGTCGGCGAGGCTCGGTTTTTGCTTGAACTTCTGACGCCAATTATAGCCGGACTCATCATCGGGGTTGTCTTTACCGAAGCCGTAGAACAGCTCCCATTTGTTGCGGCCGATAGAGTATAAGCCATCCTGCCGCTCTATTGCTCCGTATATCTTTTCCATGCGGTTTTGAATTTTCCGCTAATATACAACAAAGAACGGCAGATTGAGCAAAATGCGCTCAAAACCGAAAATCAGGTAAACTTGTATTTCACTTTGTTTCCGTCAAATACCTCACTTTGGATGACGGTTTCAAATGGAAATCCATCCTCAAGGTCGCTCACTTGATCGAGGATGTTTTTCATCTCTTCGGACGATGTGAAAAACTTGCCCCACTCGCCGGTCTGGGTATCTCGAAAAGAAACGAGGTAGCGGTCCTCACCGTGCGAAGTGTGCATCTCACTCTCGTAATCGTGTATCTCCAGACTCTTGTTCTGGAGTGCGCTCAGTCGCATGACTTTGCCGGGGAACCGCTTCTTGCCGTCGGCTGGTGTAAAGACAATTCCCATCTCTGAAAATTTTTTCATTTTATGATGTGTTAAGATGTAAAACAAATGTTTGCAATCTGCGTGGCACGCCATACCCTTGAAAGAGCCTATTATCTGCTGGCGCCGCTTCCGTGACTTGACCTTGGCGAGTTTCCGGGCCGCGTTCTGTTTCACACGCTTTCGTATGAGCGAATAGACACGGCCAGTCTTGGCATCACGATAGTGAGTGTAACCGAGACAGTCGAGACCTTCGGTCATCGGGCGAACGGCATAATTGGGTTTTACCTGCAAACCGAGTTTACTCACCTCCTCCATATAGATGTGCATAAGTCTCCACGCCTCTTTCTTATTGGGAGCAAGAAAATCAGTATCATCACAATAGCTGTAATACAGGTAACGCACCTCAACGGTACCGTCAGGATATGACAGCATATAGTGAGGAACCTCTTGTAGCATACGATGATGAACAGGATTAAGGTAAAGATTAGCGAGACATTGTGAGGAACGCAGACCTTTGGAAAGTCCCTTTGGCATGAGGGTTATGAAGCGGTCTATGATTTTGAGCAGAATTTGGTCTGAAATGAAAGTACGGATTGTTGCTTTCATACCATCTTGGGGGATATTGTCATAATATCCCACTATGTCGGTCTGCCCATAGCACTGACTCATTTCAGGTGCAGCCACTAAATCGTCTTCTAAGATATGGTGGAGCCAGTGCATACCACGACCTTTGATACTGGCCGCTGTGTTCTTTATGAGTGCCGGGCGAGTGTATTTCTCCACAACTACCATAATGGCATTGACGCCTATACGCTTGATAATGTTCGGAGCCTGCACGTCCCTCTCCTTGGGACCATCCTTTACATGGATATCCTGAACATCGGCGCGAGTGATGGAAAACTCACCGGTCTCTATTTCATGCTTCAGTTTCTGATACGTCCGTTCCCTCCAGGCATAATAGCGTTCCCAACGCTCCCGTATTCCGGGTTCGCTGTCATCAAGAGTTTTATCAGGGCGAAACCTATCGCGTTGGTGCTTGCATTCGAGATGGTCGATTACATAGTCTATGCTTGCGTATAAGTTCTCCCGGCTGACAATCTCGGTGATAAGATTGTCAAGAGGATATTCTATCTCCAT